TAAAATGTGAAAACCTTCCTGCATATTAGGTTATGTGTGGGGAGGTTTTTTCGTGAAAAAGTACTGTGATGGAAGAAATGAATGGGGATTTGCGTAAGAAAATGGATATAACGAATGGGGATTTGCGTAAGATTATGTACAAATCTCCGTTAATGTGGTACACTACATAGTTGTATCAACAAACATCCGATACACAAAATACATATGAAATCAATTTAAAGGAGATATATATACCATGAAACTCGGCATCGTTGCTACGAGGGGTATTTAACATAGTTCATTATATCCTCACAAACCGCAACATACCTCAATTTTACGATGTTTCACATGAAATCTTAATTTTATATAATTCGTTATATATTCACATAAATAAACAAAAAATGGTACACTATTGGTACATGAATGGTACATGGAAAAACCTTATGCATGACAATAATTAGAGAAGAACATGGAAATGCTCTTCTCTTTTTTTATGCAACAATTTAGGCATAAGGAGATGATGTTATGTTTGACGATGATGTGAGAGAAAAAATATTTGCTAAAAGTGAGTTACAAAAAATCGACCTAATGACATTATCCCTTGTCATTAAAGCGATAGAGGAAGTTTTGGAGGAAAACAAAGATGAACATGCCGTATCAGCAACCAATGATGAATTATACACCTAATTATGGAGCATATCAGTACAACCCAATGGCGAGCTATCAGAGATACCAACAGCCTGAACCAACACAAGGAATAAGTGGCAGAGTAGTACAAGCAATTGAGACGATTAATCCCAACGAGGTGCCAATGGATGGCAGTGTAGCATTTTTTCCAAAACAGGATTTAACGGAGATATATGCCAAGAGCTGGAATGCTGACGGAACAATACGCACATTGACTTTTAAGCCGGTTTTAAACGATAAGACAGACATTTTATCTGGTGACACGGAAAAGCTTGAATTTGACCTATCAGAAAAAGCCACAGAGGGCATTATGGCAAAGCTCAACGAACTATCTGAGAAAATTGAGCAATTATCTTTAGGAGCGCAGAGAAAAACTCCACGAACACAAAACAAGGAGAGTGAAAAAGTATGAATGTAATGGGAATAATGCAACAGATAATGAGCAATAATCGCGTAATGAAAAATCCAATGATTCAGAATGCAATGAGCATGGCTCAAAGCGGAAACAGCAAGGGAATTGAGCAAATGGCAAGAAACCTATGCAAAGAAAAGGGCATTAATCCTGACGATGTAATGAAGCAAATTAGAGGTAATTTTGGGATATAGCATATGAGAGAACGTGCGCACGGCTCTTTATGAAATAAATTTTGGAGGTAAAACAGATGTTCAACACAGGAAATTGTCCAAGCGTACCTATCGTGGCGAATTTGGACGGAAACAACAACGGAAATAACTGGAATGACGGCTCATGGCTTTGGTTCCTTATCGTAGTATTTGCGATATTCGGAGGCTGGGGTAACGGCTTTGGTGGTTTCGGTGGCACTAATGGCGGTGTCGGCAGTGAAATTCAGAGAGGATTTGATAATTCAGCAGTTATCAGCAAGTTAGACGGCATTTCCAACGGACTTTGTGACGGCTTTTATGCCATGAACAACAGTATGCTCACAGGCTTTAACGGCATAAACACAAACATCATGCAGACCGGCTATGGCATACAACAGGCAGTAAACGCTGACACAGTTGCTAATATGCAGAATACCAACGCTTTACAGTCACAGCTTGCTAACTGCTGCTGTGAGACGAGAGAAGCCATCCAGGGAATTAATTACAACTTAGCAACTAACACTTGTGCTTTACAAAACACAATGAATAGCAACACAAGAGACATCATTGATAGTCAGCAGGCAGGAACGAGGGCTATTCTTGATTACTTATGTACAAAGGAAAATGCGGATTTGAGAGATAAGGTGCAGAAACTTGAACTTTCTGCTTCACAGGATAGACAAAATGCACTTCTGACTACTGCAATGACAGCACAGACACAGCAGATTGTCAACTCTGTAAATCCTACGGCTATTCCAGCTTATGTTGTGCCTAACCCAAATGCTTATGCATATGGCTGTGGTTGCAATACCGGCTGTAATTGCTAAAAATGAATAATTGAGTATCTTAATTGAGTTAACTCAATCTAAACTGATTAAAAACCATTTTTAGTCGAGGTTTAGTCCAAGTTTAGTCGAGAGTTAGTTGAGATTATGTCTGCTAAGCAGTATTACTTATAATCAAAGGGCAGACTATAATGTTTGCCCTTATTTTGTGAAAGAGAGGATTTTATTATGGCTGAATTTTCAAATGTTGCAACACAGACAGTTGCAGTAAACGGAAATGTATTATTTACAGATGCGCCAACGTCTGTATGCAATAAAGGATATATTTCACACAGAACAGGAAGCGGATTAATTAACCTTAAAGGAGCTACCAACACTTGCAAAGCAAAGTACAGAGTAGAATTTAACGGAAGTATTGCAGTTCCTACAGGCGGAACCGCAGGAGCAATTTCATTAGCTATTGCTGTCGAGGGCGAGCCGGACTTATCTACACTGGCAATCTCTACACCAACAGCAGTTGAAGCATTTAACAATGTGTCTATGGCAACAGATGTATGGCTTCCTTGCGGATGCTGCCAGGCAATTTCTGTCAAGAATACATCTGCACAGGCTATCAGTGTTGCAAATGCTAACATCACAGTAAATCGAATTGGTTAGGGGGTGAGAGTATGCACATTGAAAGAATGCACAAAATGCAGGAGTGCCTTACAGAGAAAGCCGTCAGCGAGTTTGAAAAGGGCATTGAAAATGTTGACACTTCTGAAATGGGTGAGGTCGTGGATATGATAAAAGACCTTGCAGAAGCTGAATATCATTCAATAATTTCCAAAGCTATGAAAAAGGCTGATGAAGAGGAAGAAGAGTACGACAAAGAACTCCTAAGAAGTCTTAAGGCAGAATATGGCGAAGAAAGTGGCAGAAGATATTACGACCAATATCGCTATGCAAATGGCAGATTTGCCCCTAAAGGTCGTGGAACACGTAGGGGATATGAAGAACCGCCATATTATCACATGCCGGTAAACTACAACGACATGGAGTATATGCGCGACATGGATAAGAGCCAAGGTAAGATGTACTACTCTGAACCGATTGCACCACATGTGAGTGAAAGCAATTATGACAGAGCAAAGAGGCATTATACCGAGACAAAAGAAATGCACAAAGGAGCTTCAACAGAGGACAAAGAGCATAAAATGAAAGCCCTTGACATGTATATTCGTGAATTGAGCGGAGACATATCGGAGCTTTTAAATGACATGACACCCGATGAACGCAATCTTTTGCGCACCAAGATGAGCAATCTTGCGTCAAAACTGTAATTATTAAGGCTATGGGTAGTAATGCTCATAGCCATTTTTAGAGGGTATAAGCATGGATATAAGAGTTAATGATACATTGTGGCACATACAATTTAAAAAGCCCACATCAAGCGAATTAAGGCGGTCTGACGGTACGATAAGTTTAGGAGTGACTGATAATACAACCAAGACAGTAACGATAGCTGATAATGTGTCTGATTACATGGCTGACAAAATACTATGCCATGAGCTAGTGCATGTGTACTCATTTTCATACGGCTGTGACATCGACATAGAGACAGAAGAAATAATCGCAGACTTTATGAGCCTGTATGGGCGAAATATTGTATACACGGCTGACAAAATATTTAATTTATTGGAGCAGAAATATGGATAAAATAGACAGACTATTAGAATACATACACCGGACTAATCCGGAAATGACACGGCAGAAATTGATTGAAAAACTAGGAGAGAGTGACTACAGTGCTAAGAGCATTTATTTTTTGGCGATTCAAAATTCCTAAAAATTTTGTCAAGAATTTTTGATACCCCCCTACCTTTAGAGTTTTTTGATTTCAAAAATCCGTTCGCGAAATTTTACGAAAACTTGCCGAGAACTTGCAAAGAACTCACACCGCACTTTAATTGAGTGAAGTTTTCTGAAAGTTCAAACATTTTCCATGAGTTGGTGCGCCTGACTTGTTAGATATTGCGCCCGGCACAACTCGCCACGGCTTGACGGCTTGCAATGCTATAATTATATTTTTAGGCATTGTAAACGGCTCGTTTTGTGACTTATTTTAGCGTGCTTGATAAAATCCATGTTAGCGTGTTTAAAAGCCCTTAAAACGTCAAATACACGGCTTTAAATGTGTATATCATAAAATCATAGAATATTTTTGTTTATTTGTCAATGTACAACAAAAAGGGATATAAAATATCCCTAATGGTAACGCGTGATATATTTTCCGGCCTGATAGTCACAAAATAATGTGACCGGGTGAACGTGCGCGCGCTTTTCTACGACTTGCAACCATTCGCCGCCCCTTTGAACTGTTATTTTTAACTTGTGTGACTCCATCCATTCTATGCAATCGTACTTGGTATAACTAAAATCGTTTATTTTCGGCATCTCATAGCCTAGCGCCTTGACGCGCTTATATATTTCTTTTTTCCCTAAATACTCATAATTAGACATAATACGCCCCCTATCTATAACAAGTCTTAATTATTGGGCTTATATAGTTTTTATGCTGTAGATAATTGGAGAAGGCCGTCCGCCGGTATTCCTTGCCACTGATAAGCGCGGTAACATCGTCACACGTGCCCGACTCTGCGACAACTCTAAAAATGTCTGTTATTGCTTTACGTGTGGCGCGCTCGCTTGCCTGATATTCCGGCGCGCTCGTATATTTGCCATTGTAGCGTGCTCTTATCTCACGCTCTACAGCGTCAAGGCTGTTTAGCTCGTTGTCCATTCATTAACCCTCTTTTCCATTCTAAAGCTTATATTTTGTTTTTTTCTGTGATACTTGACTGCGGTTTTTACCTTTTTCAAAGCTTTCAATAAAAATTACTTTCCCACTCTTATAATGTCTGTAGTGTCCCCGGACGCTCCAACTTTCTGCCATTCGGTGAACTTTCTTACTTTTTAGCATATTTGCTATTTTTTTATTAGCTGTTTTAATTCTTAAAGAATTTAAGGGAATAACCTGGACACTATCAACTTGCTTTTGGAAGCTTTTGCCGCTTGGATTGTTCCCGTTGTGACTTCTTGCGTGTCTTTCTTCGCGCTTCTCTTCCGGGTGCTTGAGCAGATAATCCGCGCAAATCAATACCCCTTTAAATAAATTTATACAAGCCTTTAAATTCGCGCGGATTTCTTCAACGTCGCTTTGTGCATTTAGATATTCAATTGGATTCGCATATCCGCGACGCGTCAAAACACTAATTAAAGAGTTTTCCCACTCTATGATATTATCTAAATCCAAACTATATTCGATTTTTATTTTACCAATATATTTAAATTGCTGTTGTTTATTTTCGATTGCCTTAATTGTCGGCGCTGTGTCGTCTTCACTGAATCCATTTTGTGCAAAAAAATCTAGCCTTAAGCATTCTAAATTTGCCAAAATAGAGCCTTTTTCGGTAAAATTCACAGAAAAATTAATTATAAGGTCAATACAATCCTCATTAATTTTCTGTTTTACAATGAGCGAGCCGTCAGAGAAGAGCGGCGCAAGACTATAGTCTTTGCAAAGAATTGCTTTTTCGTAAAGCTCACAGAAAATATTGTAGTTTTCAACTACAATTTGATTATTTTTTAAATTATTTAATACAGAGATAGCCACCCGGCTGTCTAGCTGTGCGGCTGCTTTTTTAACTTTTTGCATTTTTCCCCCTTTTTAAAGAAATTCTTTTGTAATTTCCTCCTGGTTTAAAGGCTCTAGCGTATCAATATAAACCGCCGATTCACGCGACTCTGTAATAATCCACACGGCAGAGCGTCCGCTTCTACAAGTGCAGATACTAATAGTATCGTCGTCAAGCCACTCTTGTATGCTGTCCTCGTTCTCCGATACGTCATAATAGCCTAATAGCTCCAAGGCCTCCTTGATTGCTTTTCTCTCTTGAATTGTTAACCCTGTAAATTCCATCTTTCTACCTCCGTATAAAATTGTTATAATCCTACTTTAACAAATTATTGTCACAGTGCCAAGGGTACACAACAAATATTTGTCAAAAATTAATATAATTGAACCCTATGCAAATTGCATATTAATAAAAAAATAAAAATAAACCACCATACCCAATAACAAGGCATGACACAAAAAGCCCGAAAGCCTTTAAAAGCTCGATAAAATCTCTCATATTGTGCCCCCCTAGCAATAACAAAAATCACCTTGTAAACCGGTTGTAATAATCATTTTCCCATCCTTACGGCGGTAAACTACACCACAACCGCCATCACTTAAAGACCATACAAGCCAGCCAGCCGGAGTTATTTTTTCATGCTTCTTATAATCATAAAAAGCATAATGCGGTTTTATTCCGCTTTTTTCCTGTTCAAGCGCATTGTTTATAATTTCATCGTCCGTTAATAGCAACACTTTTCCGTTTTTCTGCCGTCCGCAATATCTCATATATTTACACCTCGCTAATTTGCTAAAATCTGTCTAGCTGTATTAAATACGTAAAGCCGATTGAAAGAGTGGCGCTTGAAGTCTCCATTTTCTGCAATTGTGCGCCCAATATTTTCATATTTGAGACTTACAACCATTAAGTATTTCTCTAGCAGCTCATCCGGGCATTTTAGGCACTCAATAGCGTTTTCTATTGTGCTTTTATTACTATTGCAATGTATGCCCTCAATACGTATTTCTTTTTCTTTTTGCAGTTTGTCAAATTCTTTCAGTAGTTCCGCTTTTGTCATATAATCAACCATCCTTTCATTGCGCGCCCTGTCTCATCAGTGCAAGTGGGGCAATTCCTACAGACCGCCAAAAGTGGCGGTTTCGACTAGTATTTGCCAGGCTTTTCATAACGGATAATTGCGACCGTTTCGCCTGTGCTTGCAAGTGTTCCCCAGCCGTTCCACATAGGACCATTTAAACCTAATAACTTAGGCTGGTTATAAAGTTCTTCTCTCTGACTTTCTGCCTTTCTGCCGTCATTATAGCCATATATAAGGGCTTCAAACTCTGCCGCTGTTTTGATTTCCGTTGGTAAATCGTAAACGCATTTATTGCCGTTTTCTAATGTTCCTATAATCATTTTTAACCCTCCTCATTCTGTAATTCTTTTAAATATATCTATTGTTTTGCGTGCGCTTTCTCTTCTCTTTTCAGCTATATAACTATGACGCTTGCTCTTTAGGGCTTTTTCTGCTTCCTTAAGGCTTACAACTCCCCAGCCTGCGGCCTCTCTTAATAGTTTAACTTCTTCTTTGGGTAGCTTAATAGCTCTTAAAGTGTCGGGATTGATAGAGTAATTATCTTTAATTCCTGGATATAAATCTTGACAAAGTGGGATATATTCGTCACTTCCCATATTCTTGCCAATACTCCATATATAGAAATTGAATGGCATTTTTTTAACTATTTTAAAAACATCCGTGTTCCAAATATTCTCACTTATGATAGTATCTCCTTTAACTTCAAATCTCATAATTTTGCACCTATTCGGGAAATGTGATATAATTCCCTCACCTTTCATATTATTTTGTTTGGTGCTCATCGTGTAACTTTGGACGGCTGCGCGATGAGCTTTTTTATTTTGTTCCTTGCCTTTCGGCTTGACTATACAATACTATATTGCACGTAATATGTCAATACCTTATTGCAATAAAAATTGAAAAAATACTAAAATAATTATTTCAATTATTATTTCTACTATATAATGCAATAAAATATTACAATATTGTATTGCTGTATTATTGAAATAGTTATTGACATAGTAATTTAATTATTATATATTTATGTATAGCAATATTGATATATAGTAATATTGCTAGTAACTATTGATACTATTAATTAAAATAATGAGGTGCAATAAATGGACGAAAAGAAAATTATTGAAAACTATAAAAAAAGAATAAAGCGACAGAATGAAAAAGCCCGGGAAAATTGGGACTCAATAACTTGTAAATTGCCAAAGGGCACGAAAGACAGAATACAGGCGCAAGGACTTACAATTAATGGATTTGTAAACCAATTAGTATTGGAGAAGCTGGACGAGCTGGAAAACAATAACAATAACAATGAGTGCCCATTCTAAAATTTAAAGTCGGTTTTTGTGACCGGCTTTTTATTTTTTATATAATTAATACAGTTGTTATTATATATCCAATAATCAGTATATTGACAAAATAAGTATATTTGATTATTATTAATTTAAATTTAATTAATAAGCGAATGCCGGTTAGCTCGTATCGTTTGGAATTACTCCAGGCGGTGCGGGCTTTTTTATTTTGGCTTTTGGGGGATGTGCTGCGATGTCAGATCAAATTGAGATTTATGAAAACGATTTATTATTTTATCTAAATGAATTTTGTGAAGTAAATGCTATTGAGGATATAAAAAAAGAATCGCAAAGCGTTTGGAATAGTGCTTTATATTATATCCAAAAGAAGTTATTTGATATTAATTACTTTAAGTCTAAAGAGAATTATAAATTAGATAATGGGATGTATAAAGAAAGTAACTTTAATAGTTATAATTTTGAATTAGTAATGTATGTATTAGATATATATATATATGATATGTGTATGAAATACGATAAAGAAGTTAGTATTTTGGGTTTTAGTTCTTTAACTGGTATTCCTGATAGTACTATTTATGACTGGGGTAAGAATACGCTAAGCCCGATAGCATCGGAGATTTTGGAAAAACTGAGAAAATATCAGGAAGAAAGTCTATCGAATAAGCTCGTGACCGGGGCAAAGAATCCTGTGGGAGTAATTGCAATACTCAACAGGCGTTATGGCTGGGCTTCGCCTTACACAAGCGACAGCAGACAGCAAGCGAGAGCATTAACGGCTAATGAATTACCACAGTTAGGCGGTGCAAATAGTCAGACTATTAAAGCATTCCCGAATGATAACATGGTTGATAATGCCAAGTAATTGTATATACAATAGGCACAATTCTAATCCCTTGATTTACAAGGCTTTGAGAGCTATTGAATTATTACAACTATGCACAAAACAGTTGTTTAGCGAAGAGTTGAAAGGGTATAGATGAATTGTATATGCAATAGATACAATTTAAAATGCTTGATGTTTGAGGACTGAAAAACGCACGCATTGGGTGCCCCGGGGGTATATATGAAAAGCGGCAAACCGCCCCACTTAGCCCCCAAAATATCCGCCAAAACAAAAAGGCTCTTACTCATACCTTAATCGCACCAAGCAGTATTTATTATTATAACATAAGTTATATATTAATTAAACAACATACACAATAATAATATATATACATACAACTACGATAAAATATTAGTTATATATAATATATAACAGTAAAGGAGCTAACAGCGATGAAATTAACAGGATTTGAGTCTGACAAAATTAATTCCGATATGGTAAATCACCCTAGCCACTACAATCTGCCTGACCGTAAAGAGTGCATTGATGAAATGATTGACATTTACGGACTTAAAGATGTGGCGAAATGGTGTGAGATTACTGCATACAAGTATAAATATCGTGCCGGGCATAAAGATAGCTTCACGCAAGATATACAAAAAGCTTCATGGTACATGGTTAAAGCTCGTGAGCTTAAATCTAGGCGCAGATGGAAAGTGTTTGGAAAATTCGTGGATAAGGAACTTCCGGTGTTGATTAAAAATGTTTTCCTGTGGCTGATGATGCTTTGCACAATTCGTGCAATACTCTTATCTGACGAGCATGGATTGCTTATCTCGGCAGTGTTTCTAGTCTTGGCTACCATAACCGAGTCGCTGATAGAGGGCTTTAAGGATAATTAGATTTTGAGGTGTAAATCATGTTTGTACTAAAAATTGCAACAACAGTATGGCTAGCATTAATTGCTTTTGGAATGGCAAACGCCACATTAAACGAAAAAGCGGCAGTTGGCACAAGATTTCTTGGTATTGCTATAATGTTCGGCCAGATACTTGCCATAGCTTTTATGTGGCAGTAAATATAGGGCATTCGCCAAGCGGTAAGGCACAGGATTTTGATTCCTGTATTCGTTGGTTCAAATCCAACATGCCCTGTTCGGGGTTTACTTGGTTCCCCGACATTGGACTTAGTAGTTCCTTTCACCCTCATAGTGGAAAGCTGTTAAGAGCCGTCACAAGGCTCGTGAGGGTTTAATCGTGTATAATCCCACAATACACGAGCGTGAAAACCAACCTGTCGTAAAGACATCTGTAATAGGCAGAGTAGACATATATACCCCCTTTAATTGTTAAACTAGGGCAACTCAAATCAGTGAGTCTTAGGTGAGGTGCAATTCCTCACATGTCCTTTGCTGTAGGTTTCGCTAGTTCTTTTCCTACAGCACATACAAATTTATATCTCCGGAGGGTGTTGCCACTCCTTAGACTTCACCCTCATTACTGGCTTGTAGTTCAACAGGTAGAACGCTTGACTGTTAATCAAGTAGTTGTAGGTTCGAGTCCTATCAAGTCAGCTTGCAGATATTTCTGCAAATAGGGGTTCTGCTTTTCCCCTTTGTTGAATTTTTTCATGCAGAGGCAAAACTAGCCTAATTAGTTTTGCCTTACTATCGGCATGTAGCTCAGTGGTAGAGCAGTCGGCTATTAGCTGATTTGTCGCGGGTTCGATTCCTAGCCTTGCCGATTGTTGATGTGTGGCGAAATGGGTAGACGCTTATCAGTAAGGGCAAATATAATAATCTCGGTTTGAGTGAATCTCGGTGTTGCTCATGTGTGGTTCAAATCCACACCACATCAATCATACGTCGGTTTAGTGCGAGCTGTTATATCTTGAATAGCGGTTGCGTAACGCTGATGGTCTGCAATATAGCAGTTTCGGAAAAATAAAAGAAAACACACAAAAACAAGTTGCTAGTAGGTACGCGCGACTGAAAGCAATGGGGTGAGACACTTCAAAATTCTGTAATGTGTTTTGATGAGCCTTTTGATGGAGTGTATTTTGCCTTTTTAAAAATTCGGTAAAATCAGTTGCCTAGTGATTGCAACACGAAAAGCGGAACCGTGACCGCCTGACAACTGTTTTTATATAAATCACGGAGTTATCGGTACGGAGGTAATTTATGAATTTTAATGAACTTTTTGTAGACAAATCAAAGACACTTATCATAAATACTTATTTAGCACTTGTTTTAGGAGATTTAAACGAGGCAATAGTGTTAAATCAATTGAATTATTGGCTAGGAATTAACAGAAAAGCCGGTAAAAATTTTATTGACGACAGATATTGGGTATATAACTCATACAGCGATTGGAAAGCTAAAGATTTTCCGTATTGGAGCGAAAAAACGATACAGAGAACATTCACAAGGCTTGAAAATAAAGGAGTTGTTGTATCTGCTAATTATAACAAATTGGGTATTGATAAAACAAAGTGGTACACAATAGATACTGAAAAATTACAAGAGCTTGTGGATGAATTTAATTCCGATGAGGACAAAATGACAAATCGACAAGACAATATGACAGACCGACAGGACAAAATGACCTGTCGAGAAGGACAATGTGACAGACCATTACCAGAGATTACTACAGAGAATATAAACAGAGACTATAATTCAGAGATTACGGGAGAGGTACATACATCTGTTTCCGAGAAACAGACGGCAAGAGTCACCCGACAGGATATGCAAGCAAAGAAAGATGATATGCTCTATAGATTCTCTGAAATATGTGACAACAACATTGAAAACAAGACAGTCGAAGAAGTAGTCAAAAACGCATTTTGCAGATACATTAACCTGTACGAAACATATTTTTGCAAGGTTCACCCAATCTTGACCGATAAGACACTGACTAATGTATGTCTGTCGCTTTCTAATGTGACCGATACAGAGCATAATCACTTTGAGTGGACAGATGTTTACCTAGCAGACGAAACAGGGCTTACAGGGCTTGATAGAATGGTTAACGAGCATTTCAGGCGAACACATAGAAGAGAGACTAACTATTCGATAACACATTTTGCTAAAAGCGACTATCTACTACAGTTGGCACAAGGCATTATTGAGTATTAAACGGAGGTATAAATATGGCAAAGGGAGTTAAGACACGAAATATTGACTCATTCCGAGAGGGATTGATGGAATACGCATATGGCAGATGTTCACAGGCACAAGCTGCAAAGATAGCCGGTATGAGCGTACCAACATTCAGAAAGTACGCAAATATGCATTTTTTAGGCATTCCATTTCCTGACACACTGTTTAAGGCAAAGGAGAAATAATGATTAAGAAAATTGTTGATTGTTGGATAAGATATAAGACAAAGAATCTTACAAGGATACCGCTTTTTACGATGGTGTTTAATTACCGCAAGTATAAAGCGGACTGCAAGAAAGATAGTTGCATGTTTTATGCACACCCTAATATTGCAAAAGATGAATTTGTAAAAAGCAAATTACAGGAAGTTGTTGACTATATCAGAGATAACTATGATTTGGATATATTTACAAAGATTTGAGGTGCGGTATGAAAGATTGCTCAATTTGCAAATATTGTGATGAAGATTTTGTTTTTGATGAGGAAATAGGAGAAGAATATCCGGTTTATAATTGTCAAAAAGGAAATGATACATCACTTGACTGCGAGTGCAAGGATTTTAAGAAATACAGGCCTCGAAAATATAAAGAGAAAAATACCGAATGCGATATATGCGAATACAGAGAAAAATGTGCAAAATATAGTTCCGGGATAGACTGTACAGCCAACATGGATATAAAAACGCATATTATTTATCCACAAGACAAATGTATTAAAAAACAAAAGAACTAGGCACTGAGATATTGAAAACTATTTCAAAGAATATGGGATTGAGGCGTAATATGTGCGAGTTTTGTTGCAAAATAGGAAAATTGGAAAAAATCAAGCAAGGAGCTTTTAGAGGCGGATATTATCCCGAAAAAAATGAAACACAAATTGTTGAATTTAAAAATGCATTTCATTTATTTTTCGGATGTAGTGACCCTTTTATGTCTGGAATTGAAATCGAAGATATAAAATTTTGCCCTATCTGCGGTAGAAAGTTGGTGGAAGAATGAAACCATTAGAAGAAATATTTTTTAGAGCTTGCGTGAATGAACAGAAAAGAAAATTGCCTTCAAGCAATCGAGAATTGAGCATAAGAACTATTGGAAATATTTTTGAAAGGCTTGGATTCTCATATAAGCAGTTAATGTATTATGTCAGAAAGTGGTCTGACAGGGGATTTTATGATTACGGAGTAACACTTGACTTGGGATGGTTTGAATTTGACAAACTGACCGGAGAATATAAGCGGATTTATGATTCTATGACAAGTACGGACGGATGGGAAGATGGGGATTTAGCAAATTATATTGTTAGTAATTCTTTTAATCGAAAGAGAATAACACCACTTGATATTCTGTATATGTACGGATTGATTTGAAAGTTGGTGGAAAATTGAAAGAAACAATTTTATATATTTCAAAATCAGAACAGGATATACAAAGTTTTCTGAAATATCTTCAATCAAAGCTAAAAGCGGAGCAAAAGGGATGCACCCTAGATGAAAAATACGATATTTTAAAAGTACCAAAATATTATGATATTGTCGGAAAGAGCGTTCACGGCACCATGCTTGGTGCAGGCTATGGATATTGCAAATATTATTGTTTTTCAGAAGCGTATGATAGAAATAAATACAGCAATGCAGAAAATGAAAAACTTAAAGATATTCTTATGCACACAAGAGAGGGTGCGGAGAGAATATCGGGACTTGATATTTTGTGTATGCTAGGGTTGGTTTAAAAGGCGGTGGAAGAATGAAACATCAAAAAGAATGGTGCACTTGCGATAGGTGCGGAAAAGAGATAATACGCTACGATGAAAAATGTGCATATATCAAAACAAGAGAGGTAAAACCTCTTTACGAAAAAAGCATATGCACAGCCGAAGATTTAGCAAGGGAAGTGTTTCCAATGGCTATATGGAGAGATAATATCCAATACGATTTATGCCCTAAGTGCAGGAAAGAGTTCAAGAGGTTTATGAAAAATGGAGCATGAAAGAAAATGGTGCACTTGCGATAGGTGCGGTGCAGAAATTAAAAAAGGAATACTGTGTGGAAATTCGGTTACAAAGAACGGCATTTTTAATACCACATACGACTTGTGCTATAAATGCATGGAAGAATTTGAAAGATTTATGGAAAATGAAAAATAATAAATTGTAAAGGAGAAAATAAATTATGAATTTTGGACAGGCAATTGAAGCATTAAAAAACAGCAAAAAAGTAGCAAGAAAAGGTTGGAATGGCAAGGGAATGTTTGTGTATTACGTTCCGGCCGGCAATTTTAAGTCTTATACAGAAATTGGGAAATCCATTGCAGATAAAGACGATTTAGTACATTACAATCCGTATTTTGCTATCAAAAATGTTAATAGCACTGTTTCTACATGGGTTCCGTCAATTAATGATTGTTTAGCAGAAGATTGGTATGTAGTTGAGTAACATATGGGAGCGTGTTTGAACTATGAGCATGGCAGAAGTAATTAAATCAATAGAGCGTGAAGCGTTTAGAGAAGCACAATCGCAGGAAATAGGCGGTAGAAATGACAAACCGATAGAAACAGCTTTTGGAGTAGATATTTCGCAAAAAGCTGTTGAACAATATGCAGAGACGCACTTGGGACGAAAACCGCGAAACTATCAAGAATTTAGTTCGGCAAGAAATGCAAAAATAATAGAAGAGTCAAAAGAACTATAAAAGAGTGCGGAAAAGAAGCGAGATTATGGAATGTCAAAACACAATGCTTTGCGGCGATATATCCGGTGGTTATTTAACAAAGACACCATGTATAAGCAAAGATGATTCAATTCCGAAATGGCTTAGAAAAAATGTCGAGAGAGCAATAATTGATGGGATTGTGGAGGACGGCAAAGATGAATAAACCTAGATTTCTTTTTGGAGATATTGTTGTAGTAAACAAGTCGGACATAGGAGTTATCTGCAAAACGTGGGAAAAATCAAACGGAAAATACGAATACGAAGTTTATGTAAGACTTGCAAACAGTATAATTACATTCGCGGAAGAAGATATTGACAGGTACAGAGTGAGACATAAATATCTTAGCGAAGAGGAAATGGAATGGCAGTGGAATTAAATTGCTGATTATCGGCAGAAAGGGGAACATATTATGGCTGATTTGAAAATATTTACAGAAAATATAGAACATGAAGCATTAAATCAGATATATACGCTTATAAAACAGCCGGCATTTTCGGATTGCAAGATAAGAATTATGCCAGATGTTCATGCAGGAGCAGGGTGTGTTATCGGGTTTACTGCTGATTTAGGGGAAAAAGTAATACCGAATATTGTTGGAGTTGACATAGGCTGTGGGATGCTTACTACAAACTTGGGGAATATTGATATTGATTTTGAGAGATTAGATAACATCATTAGAGAATATGTTCCAAGTGGTAGAAGGGTTCATGAAGAAGAAAACTCATCTGTCGCAAGCGATATTATTGAAAAATTGTATTGCAAGGAACAGTTGAAAAATATAGATTGGCTGAAAAGGAGTTGCGGCACGTTGGGAGGCGGCAATCATTTTATCGAAGTTGATAGCGATAGCAAGAATAATAAATATCTTGTTATTCATTCGGGAAGTAGAAATGCCGGAAAGCAAGTTGCAGAAATATATCAGCAAATGGCGATTGACGATATTTCGGGAAAATCGAATTTCAAACAAGATAGTGAGAAATTGATTTCTGAATACAAAAAATGTAAAAGAGAAAAAGAAATCAGCAAGGCTATCAAAGAATTAAAGCAGTCCTACGAAGCAAATACAACTAAAATTCCTAGAGAGTTATCATATCTTGTTGGGAAACATAGAGAAATGTATTTACACGATATGAAATTATGTCAAGAGTTTGCGGAAATTAATAGAAGAGCCATTCAGAGCATTATTTGTTACTATATGGGGTGGGAAGTTACAAAAGAAACGGAACGATTTCAAACAATTCACAACTACATTGAACACGATACAAATATTGTTCGTAAAGGCGCTATTTCTGCAAAAGCGGGGGAAAAAGTACTAATACCAATAAACATGCGTGACGGTTGCATTTTGGGAATTGGCAAGGGAAATGAAGATTGGAATTATTCAGCACCGCATGGAGCGGGACGAACTATGAGTAGGTCAAAGGCAAAAGAAAGCATTTTACTAGAAGAGTATCAAAAAGCAATGGACGGAATATTTACAACATCTGTAAATACATCTACGATTGATGAAAGCCCTATGGCATATAAAACAATGGATGAAATAATTGGAAATATAAAAGATACTGTTGAAATAGTTGACATTATAAAACCGATTTACAATTTCAAAGCAAACGAATAAAAACATTACCGACTAACAAGTGGAAAGGAAATAAATATGAAAAAATTATTTGTGAGTGTGCCTATGAAAGGCAGAACAGAGGAAGAAATCAAAGCAAGTATTCAGAAGATGAAGAAGATTGCTGAAATATACGAGGGTGAGGAATTAGAGCTTATCGACAGCTATATTGAGGATAACCCACCGAAAGACAGCAACGAAGGTGTATGGTATTTAGGTGAAAGCCTTAAGAAGCTGGCACAGGCCGATGTATTTATCGGAATTGATGAAGCATATGATTGGAATGGCTGCTATATTGAAAGAGATACAGCGCAAAGATATGGTATTAAAGTGCATATAGTCCAAGTAAGGGGTGTAATTGATAATTACAATGCACTTTTACAGAAATTACATCCGGTTTGCAACGACCCAGTGCTAACATTTTAATAAAAATTTACCGGCTACAGATTGATTGTAGTCGCTACCCTAAAACAATTATAGGCAGAGGTCTATAAGCACCTTTGCTTTTTAAAAGTGGAGGTGCTTTTCTTATGGCTAGTCAGAGCCTTATTTCCACAGTAAACGGATATGAAAACTACATAAAGGATAAAGGAAAAGACGAGCAAGTAATTAATGCCTATGTAGACGCTTGCAGTGTAGCCATAAATGGCGAGAAAGATATTGAGTATGGACTACAGCTCACTAAGAGAGCAAAAGAGCTTATAGAGGGCTTCTGCACGGCTAAAACAGGTGGTACGATTTGGGATTTGGAAAAATACGCATTCGACCACAAGACTACATATGAGCTGATAAACAAAAAATATGAGGTTTTGCTACTTGAAGCTCAAAACAAAATAGTTGACAGCTATTTTCAGTACATAGAGAAAAAGCGTGAGCCTAAAGACCGATTTTATATGCCGCGTAGGAAACAACTAATCAAAATCGGACTTGTGGACGCATTACAAGGCATGATTGATGATAAATACGACATATTGTGCGTGAGCCTAGTGCCAGGAGCTGGAAAGAGTACGATTGAGAAATTTTTTCATTCGGCAGTTGCCGGTTGGTTTCCAAAAGACTACAGCCTATTTTATTCACACAGTGGTGACATTACACGAATGTACTACGATGGAGTATACGACATTGTTACTAATGATGATGATTATGCATGGCATGACATTTTCCCTAATCTATCAGTTACAAGCACGAATGCCAAAATGGAGCAATTCAATATTGGCAAATACAAACCTTTTCCGTCAGTACAATGCACTTCTGTTGGAAGCAAGAATGCCGGAAAAGTCCGTGCAAGTAAATTTTTGCTAGTTGATGATATGATAGGCGGAATTGAGGAAGCTTTAAATCCCACAACACTTGATAAGTTGTGGGATAAATACGCAGTAGACGCGAGACAGCGTAAAACGCAAGATACGGACGGAAAGCCATGCAAAGAGATACATATTGCCACTCGTTGGAGCGTACATGATGTTATTGGACGCATTCAAAACATGTATGTCGGAAATCCGAGAGTCAAAACAATATCGGTTCCTGATGTGGACCCGACAACAGGGGAAAGCAATTTTGATTATGAGTATGGCGGTTTTACTAAAGAATTTTTTGCCGACCAACAATTACTCATGGACGAAATCTCTTACAGATGTTTGTATAAACAGGAACCTATCGAGCGTGAGGGTTTATTGTTTCCCGATGATAAAATCCGCAGATACTTCAATCTTCCACATGGCGAACCGGAAATCATCACAGCTCAATGCGATACAAAAGGAAAAGGCACAGACTATTTTGTTATGCCGATACTGCAAAAATATGGCGAGGATTATTATTGCGTTGATTGTGTGTGTGATAATACGGCAGACTATGAAATGCAGTATGAAAATGCGTCAAACACATTAGTCAATAATCAGGTACAGGAGTGTGAGTTTGAGCGCAATGCCGGTGGTGACAGAGTGGCTATGGAAGTTAATAAGAGAGTTGAAAATAAAGGGTGGATATGCAACATCACTGATGTACCGACAGAGACAAATAAGGAAGCACGTATTTTTCAGTGTTCTAACTGGATTTTACAACATATTATTTTCAAAGACCAATCACTTTATAAGCCTAATGAGCCTTATGGAGTAATGGTATCACTGTTGAAACGATATTCAGTAACAGGCAAAAAACAGCTTGATGATGTCCCTGATGTTTTTTCAAACTTCGCCTTAAGAATGACGCAAGGCAGTAGAATAGCAAAGGTTGAAGCAGTACACAATCCGTTCAGAGGAGGGCTTTATTAATGACAAAGGAAGTTTTATCACAGTATTCAGATTTGCAAGAGGAAATCAAAGAGGTCAGAAAGAAAATTGCTAAATTGCAAGACGACCTTGAAAAGATAGAAAGCGGAGAAAGCGTGATTGATACTGTGTCGGGCGGTATGGGCGGCACACAGCACTTCAAAATCGAGGGTGTACCTTATCCTGAATACGGACGCAAGCGTACACTACTTTATTCAAGAATGACTACGTTACAGCTTTTACAAGATGATTTGCTTGAAAAGACAAACGATGTAGAGGAGTTTATAGCAAGTCTTGATGATAGCAGAATGAGAAGAATAATTAATTTTAGATTTTTGGAAAATAAATCATGGTTACAGACAGCATATGCGCTTGGCGGTAAAGCCACGGCAGATAGCGTAAGAATGGAGTTTGAAAGATTTTTTAAGAAAATGTAAGTTTGTTCGTTCGGTTCGCTTAGAATGTGATAATGTGTAAGACGAAAAAAATGTAATTCGTTCATTGCGTAAAATCTCTTTTAGAAATGGCACTCACAGATTGTGGGTGCTATTTTTAGTGAAGCGAGGGTGACATGAATAATCAGAATATTAATATTGTTCCAACAGGAAAGCGAAGTGTAATGTGCCCTCGTTGCGGAAAGCTATTAACGTGGGTAAATAAAAGCGACAAGAAACACCACAAAGTAATGTGTACGCACTGCCGTAAATGGATATGGTTTTGGGCTGGCACACAAGAATTTCAGATAAAAGAGGTTCCACAAAGAACTTCTGCAAGCGGCATGAGGTTTTATTGATGTATAGATATGCTCATAAAAATGTAAGACCTTTTTCAGCCGTCTGCCAAAATAATTACGGCAGACAAGTTATTTTTACACGTAAAAGGCAAATCACAAAAAACAACATAATCGAAGAACTGAATAAAGCACTTGTGATTCACGAGCAAAATGCTATTGAGATTGAGTATCTTGACAGATACTATCGTGGCGACCAACCAATTTTGTATCGGCAGAAAGTGAACCGCCCGGAAATCAATAACAAGATTGCTGTAAATCTTGCATATGAGCTTGTTGAGAGAAAGACTGCAGAGATGTGTGCCGAGCCAATCCAATATGTGCTACGTGGTACTGATAACCATAAGTCGGAAGAAATTACACAGCTTAACATTACGATGGACTCTGAAAGTAAACAAGAGTGCGACATAGACATACATCGTTGGAGAAGTATATGCGGTACTGGCTACAGATTTATCGGTAACGATGACGGACAAGGACAGTTGCTTGATGAGAGCGATTTTTACCTATCGTCTGAAAATCCAATGTATACGTTTGTAGCATACTACTCAAACGGACGTCCGGCATTCTCTTGTCAAATCGGAGAGGACGAGAACGGAGCAAATATTTATTATGTGTTCACCGACAATGAGTGGTTTGATATTCGTAACGACAAGATTTACGATAGCGGAATAAACGGAAATAGAGCTATTCCGGTGATTGAATATCCAAACAATGCAAGGCGATTATCTGACATTGAAATGACTATTGCAATCACAGACGCTATTAACGTGCTTACATCGGACAGAATTAATGGCGTTGAGCAGTTTGTGTCTGCATGGGTAAAATTTGTTAATTGTGAGATTGACATAGATACATTCAGAAAAATGCGACAAGAGGGAGCATTGGTAGTTAAATCTAACAATGGTTCAGACAACAAGGCTGATGTTGATGTAATGACGAGCGAACTTAATCAGACAGAGGGACAAGTGGTATTCACTGACCTTTTTGAAAGATTTTTAAGTATTCAAGGTCTTGCAAATCGTCAGGGCAACACAGGCGGTGACACCGGCTCTGCCGTAGAACTACGAAACGGACATTACGATGCCGGACTTAGAACGGCTATTAATGAGCCTATTCTTAAGAAATCAGAAAGAATGGCACTTAGGCTTATTCTCAACAGGCTGAGAATTAATAAGGGCTTTACGCTTATGCCTAACGCAAAAAACAGTGAAACTAATGCCAAGGCTTCTGCTACTAGCGCGTCAACTTCTGCAAACAATGCTAAGGCAAGTGAAACAAAAGCCAAGGCTTCTGAAACCAATGCTAGGACAAGTGAGACTAACTCTGCAAAGAGCGAGTCGGAAGCGCAAAAGTACGCAGAACAAGTTAAAGAAATATCTGAGAGCTTCAGCGGAGCATTAAGACCTCTTGGAACAATCAACTTTGCCGACTTACCGAACACAGCGGATGCTAATTCTGGTGATATGTACAATATAACCGACCAGTTTACCACAACCACTGATTTTAAAGAGGGGGCTGGTAATATAATTCCTGCCGGAAGTAACGTATATTTAACTGTTGATAGATATTGGGATGTGCTTGCCGGCACACCGGTAACAGGAGTAAAAGGTGCAAAAGAAGCATATTATCGCAGAGGAAATGTAAACATAACTCCTGCCAATATCGGAGCGGTTGCAGAAGGTGGAAATATAAGCGATACAACAGTTACTTTTGCCGCTACAACAACTAGAGCAAACCTTGTTTCTGGTGAAAAAGTGTCGGTCGGCTTCGGAAAAATTAAGAAGTGGTTCGCTGATTTGAAAAGCTTTGCCTTTAAAGATTTGGCGAATAACCTCACGACTTCTACCACTGGAAACGCATTAGACGCGAGTCAAGGCAAGATTTTGAATGACAAATACGATGAATTAAACCAGAGTTTAAGTTTTAAGGTAAATACCACTGATAGCCGACTGTCGGATGCCAGAACTCCGAAACCTCACACCCATGATGATAGATACTATACTGAGAGCGAGATTAATACTAAGCTTAATGCATTAGTAAAAAATCATATTGTTGTCTTGTATAAGGCTGAATCAATAACAGTTACTGGAAATTCCGATAGAGAATACTCTTTTTCATTTTCTTTGCCAAGCGATGCAGGGATTATTACGCAGCTTCCTATAATTTGTGCTGGCGGCAAGGGCATATCAATTGGAAGAAATATCTATAAAGATTTTACTGTACTTCTTTGGAATAATAATAGCAGTACACAAAATGTCGAGGTTATTTATTATGTAGTGTACATCATATAAATAAATGTATTGGAACATAAAGCGTTGAGAGCCGCCTTCAAATGCGCCACATAGTGCCTATTGTTATGGGTATGATTAGCTTCAGACTTGGAATTCAAGCTCTTCTTTGTATTATCTAAACTTTGGTTTAGCAGACTATCACAAATAGGATTTTGCACATAAAAAGAGAGAGCATAGGCCCTCTCAATTATTTTACAGGAATAGGGTTACAAAACAGTCCATGTTGTCAATATTCGACAAAATAAAACACTTTAAAGTGCTACAGTAATGATGTTCTCAAACAAGAGAACTCTTCAAGTTTCGGTAGGGCGGTGGATTATTCTGCCGTCCTTATTGACGTTTAAGAACAAATGTTCTATAATTGATGTATCGGAGGTGGCATTGTATGGAATATAAGGATGAAATAATTAAAATGATTGAGGGCTTGGAAGATAAAGACCTGTTATTGTACTTGTACATATTTATTAAAGGAAAAATAGAGGCAGAGTAAAAACTCTGCCTTGTGGTTATATTTTCTTTTCCCAAACGTTACCGCACTTTGAACACACAAACTTTGTTTTGCCGTTCTTGCCTTTAATTCCGGTAGCAGTACCGACAACGGCACCGACAGGTCCGAAGAGACCACCTACTGTGTTGCCAACAAGCGCTTTACCGAATGAGAATTTTTTCTTGGTATCAACAGGTATGCCAACACCATCACAACCCCATTTAGGACATTTAACAGTTTTACTCATAATAAAATACCACCTTTCTTATTAATTTAATTTATTTTGAGTATTTTCATACATCATATCTATTAAATTCATAATATTTTCTTGCTCTTTATCCGACAATTTAGATAATTTCAACGCGTAGTCCTTGATTTTGCTATCCATTTTCGATAGAGCCAAGTCTTTTGTTGCCTCCTCGACAACTGAATGGTGCTCTTTTCCGGTAACTAAATAATCAAGTGAACAATCAAGACATTCTGCAATTTTTACCAGCTTAAACAATTTTGGACAGCTCTTTCCTTTTTTCCAATCTGAAAAAGTACTTTTAGGGAAACCGCCATATTTAGCCACTTCTGAATCATTTAACCCTTTTGAGTCTCTTAATTTACAATATCTTTCGTACATAGAAAATCTCCTTTAAAAAAAAGTTGTGATTTCTCAACATTTGGGGTTGACAAATAAGACTTCCTAATGTAGAATAAAAAAAGAAGTTAGGAAATCTCAACTCAATAAAAAATAAAATTGAGAAAATAATATTATGTTTCTGGACAATTCATAGTATACACGATTTTCTAATTTTTATCAAGACATAGTTAGGATTTTTGAACTAAAAAAACAAAAGCTGTTAGCGTACTACCACCAACAGCCGTTGCCTAATATGGCACTTTTTATAGTGACAGATTTCATAACTATTGTCAAGAAAGGAGATGGGAAATTGAATAAGAAAAAACGACAGGCGAGTTTTAAAAAACTTGATACGCTCATAAAAGCTAGAAACGTTTCGTTTTACAAACTGTCGGAGGAACTCGGAATGGCACGAAGTACTTTTTCGGATTGGAAGTCGGGAAAATCAATGCCAAAAACAGACAAGTTAATTAAGATTGCTAATTATTTTGGCGTAGAAGTTTCTTATTTTATTGAGTAGAAAGGAGAAAACATGAACGATTTACAAATTTTCAACAATGAAAAATTCGGAGAAATTAGAACTATCACTAAAGACGATAAGACATATTTTGCCGGAAGTGATGTTGCAAAAGCGTTGGGATATGCAATACCTCATAAGGCAGTACAAACTCATTGCAAGGGGGTTCTAAAATGGAACATCCCTACCAATAGTGGAAATCAAGATGTTTTATTCATAACAGAGGGTGATATTTACCGACTTATTATGAAATCAAAATTGCCTAGCGCAGAGGAATTTGAGCGATGGGTAATGGACGAGGTACTTCCGTCAATCAGAAAAACAGGCAGTTATGGTATGCCAAAGACAACAGGCGGTCAGATACAGCTTTTGGCACAGGGCTATACAGAATTAGAGCAGAAAGTAAACGACATCAAAGATGATGTGAGCGAGCTTAAGGAAAACGTACCACTTTATAGTTGCGATATTGACGAGATACAACAGCACGTTAAGCGCAGAGTTGTAAATATCCTTGGTGGCAAGCAGAGCGAAGCATACAGGGATAACAGTATCAGGCATAAGACATTTTCTGACATATGGACGCAGTTAAAGCGTGAGTATGGTTGTGTATCTACTTATAAGAGTATCAAGAGGAAGTATATAGACGATGTGCATGAGTTTATTGATTGCTATGTCGCGCCTAAGTATCTTGATGAGCTTATTCAGGACGCAAACGCTCAACAGAGCTTTGCATAGTGAGGTGATTGTATGAGAAAAAGAACTTTAAAAGAGAAGTTTTGCACCGGCTGCGGCTATTCGATTTTCGGAGCATTGGCATTTGCGTTTTTCCTTGGATTATCGGTGGCATACGGAATTAAGACAGCGAGTATTATCGTTGGAGCAATCGTAACAGTATTTTGGCTGATACTGATTGCAATATGTCTCATAGAGGAGGGCGAACCGCATGAGAAGAAAAAGGATATTGATGTTATCGACTTTAATAATTGGAACTATGACCTTAAAGCCAATAGCAACGAAAGCAGATAGTAAAGTTGAGCTGACAGCCGGTGTTACTTCCTATTTAAATGATGTAATGCTAGGAAAGATTGAGCCGACAGTAGTTCAGAATGAGCCGGTTGTAGTTGAGCAGACCTATGTAGAGCCGACAGTTCCAACTTGCCGTAAGAAATACAGTTGTAGCCGGTTTAAGAAGCTAGGGCGAGTCAGATATGGCAATTACACTTATACGTGGTACTCACAGAGAGTGTTACCTGGAGGCGGTCTAAATATTCCGGGTAGACATCTGAATGAGCACGGATTAGTAGTTGATGAAAACGAGTACGTTGTGATTGCAAGTGATGATTTACCACACGGAACTGTAGTTGATACTCCAATAGGCATACAAGGGATTGTATATGACGAGGGAAGTGGAAATGGAAATCTTGACATCTACTGCGATTGGTAGTCAATTGAAACGTCAGAGTGCTAACGATTACCTACAAGAACTATATCGAGCTAAACGGCACAAGGACAAATCGTTTGACTTTCAAGCGTTACTAGATAAAGAAATGGAGAAACTGAATGAGCGACAATGTAAGAAGGATTAGACTAGGCGATACACGATACAGATTGAAGCCATTAACAAGAGAGCAGAAGCTATTGCTCAACAAAGCTCATTACGTGGCGAGCGAGTGGCTTTTTGTATCGGAGTCGGATCCATACTTAAGAGTAGTTAAAAAATCGAGCCTACACGGAAATTTGATTCTAAAAACCATAAACAAATAGAAAGAGAGGAAACGCAATGAAGATTACACATGTATTTGCACAGAATTTTTGCAAATTCTACGGCAAAGACACACTAGACACAGATTTTTCAATGAAAACCGTTTTATCCGGTCAGAATGAAGTCGGCAAATCAACAGTTAAGAGAATTATTCTTGATGTGCTGAATTGCCATGACGAGAACGACAGGGAAATTACAGGCATAAGACCACATGACGAAAACGGAGTCGAGATTGACGATGTTGACATTGTAAGAGCTGTTACCTTTGAGATTGACGGAAAAGCAAAGACTTTGAAAAAGATTACAAGGCAGAAACGCAACAAAAAGGGTGAGATTGTAGGCAGTGTTACTGATTACTCAATCAATGACGTGCCGTATAAAATGGCTGACTACAATCAGTACATCAATGACAACATGGCAGAGCTTGGGGTATTACCATTTTGCTTAAATGCCATGACGCTTCTCAATAAGTCACAGGCAGAGCAGAGATTAGCACTTGCAAGCTATTTTGGAACACGTACTGATGAAGAAATCTGCGATATGTTTCCACAGTTTGCTGAACTTAAGCCAATGTTTGATGATGGCGATGTTGACCAGCTCAAAAAAGTATGTCGTGGCAAGCTAAACGGCACAGGCGGTAGTAATGGCTCAAAGGGACTTGTCAAGGAAAGAGACGAAATCTCAACAAGGATTGATACAATTCATTCCACCAATGAGTATACAGACCTTGCAGAGCTTGAATTACAGAAGAAAACATACGAGCCACAGCTTAAGGAAATTGAAGATAAGCTATCCGACTATAACAAGATTTTAGAGGATAAGCAGAAAGCCACAGAGGACATTATGAACCTTAAATTTGAGCTTTCAGATATGGAGAGAAAAGCCAATGCTGACAATCAGAAAAAGCGCATGGAGCTACAGTTACAGATTGACGGCTACGATGTTTCAATCCGCAAAACAGAGTCAATGATAAGAGCTAAAAAGGCTAACATTAAAAACTTTGAAGATTCGGTTAGATTTTGCACAGAGAACTTAGCAAAGGTACGTGCTGACTGGAGAAAAACAAAGGCACTTTCCTTTGATGAAAGCAGTATTAATTGTCCAATGTGCGGTCAGAGATTGCCGGAAGATACAATAGAGAGTTTGAGAACTGATTTTAGTGATAAAAAATTGAAGAAGCTTAAAGAGCTTGATTAATGACTTACGCATGGGATAACGACAGCACTCAAAATGCTCACATAAAGCAGATGAGAGACGATAGGCAGAAAGCCTAAATGGAAAAACACAGAGACAATAAGGCATATGAGAGATTCAAACATATGCCGGATTATGGGAAAGGGGTATCAAACAATGACAAATAGGGAAAAATTTGCAGAACAGATTTTAGACATTGCTTGTAGTGGTAGCAAAATAGCAGTTAACAAAGCAACATTAGAGCCGATAGCGTGCTATGAATTAGAGTGTAAAGATTGTTTATTCAATACTCATAGTTATGTCTATTGCGGGGATAAAACGGAAAAATGGGCGAATAGCGAATATGTTGAACCACCAATTGACTGGTCAAAAGTTACAGTTGATACACCAATACTGGTAAGAGATAGCAGTTTTTCCGAGTGGGGTAAAAGATATTTTGCGAAATATGATAATGGGGTAGTTTATGCTTGGAGCAATGGAACAACATCGTGGACTGGCGATAGGTGTACACCATGGAAACTGGCTAAACTTCCGGATAAGGAGCAGTAATGGAGAGATTAACAAACAGAGACTATGGAGAAAATTCTTGCGCAGTATATACTTCATATTGCGATGCATGTCATAACAGTGATTGTCATTGCGGACTTGTTGAAGATATGATTGAAAAACTTGCTGATTATGAGGACTTAGAGGAACAGGGCAGGCTTGTTATTTTACCTTGTAAAGTTGGAGATACAGTATATGTCAACGGCGTGTTGGGTTGTGGTGAAGCGGAGAGGTACAGAGTTATCCGAGTTGATTACCACAGTACACTAGGGACAGGGAGAAACGAGTTTTACATTGAAGCTTTGCTTTGTGCAAATCCTGATAGTTCAATAGGTTTTTATGATAAGCAGTTTGGCAAAACAGTATTCCTCACAAAAGCAGAAGCCGAAACAAAACTGAAAGAATTGAGAGGCGGAGAATGAATAAAAGAAAAGCAATACCTAAAAAAGTGAGACAATCTGTATATCTCATGTATAACGGACATTGTGCTTACTGTGGTACAGAAATAACTTACAAAGATATGCAAGTAGACCATGCAACACCACTTAGGATAGGTGGAGCAGACGACATTTCAAATTACATGCCAGCTTGTAGGAGTTGCAATCATTACAAAGCCACACTTGATATTGAGGGATTCAGAGACTACTTATCGAGATTGCATAAAAGGCTTATGCGTGACAGTATACCTTATCAAGTGGCAGAGCGGTTTGGAATCGTTAAGTATGTGTCTGACGATGTAAAATTCTATTTTGAAGAATTGAGAGGTGCAAGACAAAGGTAATACTTGTCCTACATTAACCGCACAAAACCAAGAAGTTGTTAGAATTGAAAAAGTCGGTCAAATATCAAGTGATGGTTCTCAATGCGGTACAGTTGTTTCTGATAACGGCATATCTGCTAATCTTGTAGCTGGCACACACGGATATGCGAATAGCCATATTGCCACACAATATCGTATCAGAAAGCTAACACCGAGAGAATGTGGACGGCTGATGGGTGTATCTGATGAAGATATTGACAAAATGGCAGCAGTAAACAGTAATACACAGTTGTATAAGCAATTCGGCAACTCGATTGTGGTAGATGTTATGTGTGCTATGTTTAAAAATCTGAATATCAAGCAAGGAGATAGCAATGAAGCACTACAAGCCAATTAAATGTGTAGTCTGTAGCAAGATATTTACACCGACCGCAGCCAACCAAAATACGTGTTGCGAAGCACACAGACAGCAAAGAGCTACAGAACTAAGAAAAATCAGAGAAAAGAAAAGGCTTAAAAGAAAGCCTGTTAAGAAAAACAAACTTGCGGAAATCTGCGAGATTGCTAAGAGTAAGGGCATGAGCTACGGACAATATATGGCAGAGCAATATAAAAAGGAAGTGATGATTAAATGAAAAATAAAGTAATTATGGCATTGGTTTTGACAGTTACATTATTAGTTGGAGTTATGATAGGCGGTTGCGGAAGTAACGTAAGCAGTACAGAAGCAAACACAAGCGACTCTGCATATTTTGAAAAGATAGGAAACCCTAGTACTGATGTAGCAGAATACAAAGATGTTCAAACAGGAGTACATTACTTTTTTAACTACAGAGGTGGCATGTGCCCTAGATACGATACTTATGGAGATTTATATGTTGATTAATTAGCAGATTTTAATTTGTAAGGAATGGGAGGGCAAATGAACAGCAGAACTATAAGTGATATAAAGCCGATTGAAAGACAATGCGTATACGAGGACAACAAGCCGTGTAACAGCTCATGCCGATACTCAAATACTTGTATACACAGTGCAAGCAAAACCGAAGAATAGGAGATAGGCTTATGAAGTTTTCAAAACTTACTAAGCCGGAACTTGAAGAAATTTTGAAAAATGCCAATTTCACCGATGAGGAAGCGGAAGTTTTTGAGTTGCTAGTTGCTGATAAAAGCCTTGAAGAGGTATCGCAGAGACTATTAATTTCAAAAACGACCACTTCCCGGAGAGTGGCAGACATTAAAGAAAAGATAGAAAGGAGTCAGGCAATGATTAACAAAGTGCCAATATGGGAAAAGGTAACGCTGACGATTGATGAAGCTGCGGAATACAGTAACATCGGAGTAAATAAGCTCCGAGAAATAACAAACAACCCAAGGTGCCAATTTGTTATGTATGTCGGAAAGAGACGATTAATCAAGCGAAAAGAGTTTGAAAAGTATATCGCAGAGACGATAGAGATATAATCAAATGTGGACTTATGTAGCCTTATGTGATATTATAATAAATTGCATAAGGCTTTTTCCATAAGTGAAAGGAGCGAAAATTTAATATGGGAAAGGACTTGAAAGGTAAAGAACTAGGCAGAGGCATTAGTCAGAGAAAAGACAAGTACTATGTTGGCAGATACACAACGAGGAATGGAAAGCGAGTGCAGAAATTATTTGCAAAACTACAAGAGTGTAAAAAGTGGCTTGCCGATGAGCAGTACACTGATGAGCACAGCAACCCCGACTTTCCGTCTGACATGTTGGTTGATGCATGGTTTGACTATTGGATAAGCGTTAAGAAGCGCACAGTAAGACCGAACACGCTAAGAAACTACACCGAGAGATACAATCGCAACATAAAGCCTGTTATCGGAAATAAGATACTGCGAGAGGTTAATACACTCCACTGTCAAAAGATAATGACTAATATGGCTGACGAGGATTACAGAACGGCAACGATATATCAGACGCGCATAGCGCTATACAACATGCTTGACTATGCATATCAAAGCGAGATTATCCCCAAAAATCCGTGCAACCGCATGGTAAAATCCGACATCGGTAAGGAGTCCTCAAAGAAAGAAGCATTGACGATTGAAAATCAGAAAAAATTCTGTGAAGCTATCAAAGGCACATCATATGAGTATCAATACAGATTCGCCTTGCAGACTGGGCTAAGGACAGGCGAGCTTGTGGGGCTTAAATGGGAAGATGTAGACTTTAAAGCCAAAACAATCAAAATTGTCAGGAGCTTAGAGTACAGGCATTCAACAGGTGAATGGCGAGAGGGCCCACCTAAGAGCAAATCGGGATATAGGACAATTCCACTCACTGATGAAGCCGTATCGCTATTGAAATTGCAGAAAGCTAAAAATGCTTCATTCAAATTTATTGACATTCAATGGAGAGACAGAGTGTTTTTGTGTAAGACCGGGGCGCCTGTGAAAAACAGCACGTATGATACCGGAATATACAAAGCGTGTGACAGAGCGCAGATACCGAGATTTTCAATGCACGTATTAAGACATACGTTCGCAACAAGATGTATCGAAGCCGGTATGACACCCAAAACCTTGCAGACAATCCTGGGGCACTCGAACATAGGTATCACGATGAACCTTTACGTTCACACAACGGATGAACAAAAGAACTTAGAAATGGACAGAGTAGCAGAAGCACTCAAAGTAATATAA